GCCTTCGACTCTCAGATTAAGGCTGGTCAAACCATCCTTGCTGAGGTGTTTGAAGATGTCTTGAAGTTATGTTTCGAAATGGATGAAATCCTATTCGATGAAGAGAAAAGCGTCAGAGGTGTAGCGCAAGGCACACCGTACGAGTTAAAGTACTTGCCAAGCAAGGACATTAAGGGCGATACTTCGGTAGAAGTCCGATATGGCTTGATGGCTGGATTAGACCCTTCGCGCGCTCTGATTTTCTCTCTACAAGCACTAGGTGCAGATTTAGTGTCAAAAGACTTCATTCGTCGTGAACTTCCATGGAGCGTAAATGTTTCACAGGAAGAACAACGAATTGAAATTGAAAAAATGCGAGAAAACTTAACTGCTGCAATTACAGCAAGCGCGCAGGCTATTCCAGCGTTGGCTGCACAGGGACAAGACCCATCTCCACTTATTAAAAATATTGCTGACATCATTGAGCGTCGTCGCAAAGGTGAAAGCATAGAGGCTGCTGCATTGGCCGTGTTCACTCCTCCCGAGCCTGAACAACCAGTACAGCCAGAGATGGCTCCACCAGGCACACAGGGCCCAGTTGAGAATGCGCCCCCGTCCCCAGCAACTCCTGGACAACCCTCTGGTGGAGCCCCTCAACAAGGCGGAGCACCAGACTTAGCATCAATTTTAGCAGGCTTAGGATAAGGAAACTAAATGGCTACAAGGAAGAAGCAAGTAGTTGATGACAACTACTCGAAACTAGACCAGTACGCTATTGAGTTACACGAGTTTTATAAGGCCTTGCGTAGAGCAGGCTTCTCAGTTGAAATTTCACTAGGAGTTCTTGGCATGAAAGAGATTCATCCTGAATGGATGAAATCAGCACCAACATTAGATGATGTAAGAAAACACTTAGACTTAGACGAAGACGAGGACTAAAATGGCAACAGATGTACCTGGAGGTCCAGGAAAGTTCGCTCGTCGTAATGACTTGGGTAATGTAAAGAAGATTCAGCGTGATGCTAAAATTCAAGAATCTGCTGGTGGTGCTTATGGGCAACGCGCAGAACTACAAGGATTAGCATCTGGTGCTCCAATGGCACAGGCTCCTTCTCAACCAATGCCTTCTGCTATTCCTACAGTAGGAGCATTTGCGCCTACACAGCGTCCTGACGAACCAATCACTGCTGGCGTCAACGCTGGTGAAGGTCCTGGTTCAGAAGTATTGATGACTCCTATTGACGCACCTGACCAACTATCAGTTCTTGCACGCGCTATGTACATGGCAAATCCAACCCCACAACTTCGTCGTATTCTAGAGGCGTTTGAAGAAGAGGGGCGTTAATTGCCACAATCTTTAGATTACTGGAATCCTGAGAAGAATAAGAAACTTAAAACTACAAGTATCTTTAATAATTCTCAGGTGCAAATGGACCGTTTGATTCAGGCTGAAATGGGAGCACTTACTCCTATGCAGTATCAAACATTCAATGCATTCATGTCACGCTACCCTAATCAGAGCAAAGACTTTATCATGTCTGCTGTTCGCATGGGGCTATCACCTGACACACCAGGAATCGGCAAACTTGCATCTATTGATGGACTTGCACAATTAAAGCAAGACTTAACTAACCAAAAGAATATTAAGTCAAGCGTTGAAAAAGACAAGACAATCCTAGGTGATATCCGTGATGGATTGTACTCAACACTTAAGGGAACAACTCGCGTAGGCTTTGCTGCTACACGTTCTATCTATGATTCTCTTACTACTCTTGGTCGTAATGCTTACGCTATCTCAACTGGCCAAAAGGCTCCAGATTTTAATCAGGTAATGAAAGATGTCGGACAGGGTATCTTTGGTGAATCTACTCAACTAGGACAATTGGGTCGTGCGTTTCTTGCAAACCCTACAAATGTTGACACTGGTTCAGGTTTCTTTATCTCAGAGGATTCAAAGGTTTCCAAAGCACAGGCTAAGTCTATGGCTGCTTATGGACAAATCAATGGTAAGTCCTTCACGCTAGGTCGTGGATTAATGACTACTGTTGGCGCAGACCCTAACAGCACCACATATCGTGTAATGTCTGGAATCGTTGATGCAACAATCAACATTGGTACAGACCCTCTTACATTTCTTGGACCTGGTGCACTTACAAAGATTGGCCGTGGCGGAAAGCAACTCAAAGAGGCTAAGGGTGCAGCACAGCGCGAAAATCAACGTATTGCTGCTGAGTTCAAAGAGCGCACAGGTCTTACTAAAGATGAGAAGGCTCTTCTTAAAGAGCGTACTGCTGGCGCTAAAGAGGTTCTTCGTCAAGCAGAGGTTGCATACCTTAAGGCTGACGAGAAGTTGGCTCAAGCAGCCAATGCTCGTGGCTCTGTAGATTTTTCTAAAGCACAGAAACGACTTAATGCTGGAATCAAGAACGAACAGAACTTGGTTAGCGCAGAAGGTAAGGCTGTAACAGAACAAGCAGTTGCTGAGTTCGTTTACAATGCTATGAATACAGGTAAGCAAGCAGATGTTATTGATGGTCTTAGCAGAATCTCTGCAGATTACTTTAACACAGGTGAGGGATTCACCGCTGCAGTATTCTTTGATGACCTTCCAGAGGCAGGCAAACTAACATTTGCTGCTCGTGGTAATGATGAGTTCGTAGCACAGTTCCTACCTGGAAAGAAAAAGCCAGTTATAGTAGATATGGCTGCTGATTTCTCACAGGTTACAGGTAAGGCTGCTGAAAAAGAACTTGCTAATCGTGTTGCTTTGCGTGATTTTGTTCTAGAAAAGTCTAATGACTTCTCACTACCTGGTTCTACACGCGATGCATTTACTAGAATTGCAGACGATATTGAAGAGTCAATGCGACTTATCGATAGCGTACTAGGCGGAACTCCTGAGTCACTTGGCTCTTTCGTAGGTAAGATTGCTGCTGCTAAATCTCCTCAGGCTACAGAAATTATTGTTGATGCTATTCAAGACATCTATAAAGCAGATATTTTTACAAACATCCGTAGCATTTACGGTGGAAATGGTGGAGTAGCAATCACTAATGGTGATTATATTGCTGCTCGTGGTGTAAAGGCTAGCGAAGTTCTAGCAGATTCTACTCAGAATGGTGCTAATGCAGCACTCGGTCTATCAAAGGCTATGGAAAAGTCTGATGCTACTATGCGTAAACTACAAAAGGCCGTAGATGACGCACAGAAAAACCTAGAAGATACCAAGGTACGCCTTGGAGATATCACTAAGTTGCGTACTTTTGTACAGCGCGACCCAGATTTAGTTAAGCAAATCGTTAATGACCCTAACAATGCTGGTCTAAAAAACATCATGGACCTTGAATTGCAGATTGGTGAGGCTAGATTTGCTGATGAATGGACTCGTGCTGAGGTTGGCCTAGTAGATACATTTGGTGGAGGAATCTCTGCTGATGGAACTAAGGCTATGAAGTACCTATTTGGTCGTAAGTTCCAAGCAATTGCTGAAATCGTTGCTGGTGAGACTAACGCTATGCGTGTACACCGTCTATTTGGTCGTAAACTAGATGTAGATTTGACTCGTGAACTAGCAGATGCTACAACATCTGACCAAGTTATCTCAATCTTCTTGCGTCACCTAGCATCTCCAGAGACTGACCCTATCATTGCACGTAGTATGCTTCTGCGTACTGAACTTGCACTAGGAAGCAAGTCTCCTGTCATCAAGGTTACAGATAAAATTAACTTAGATGCAGTAAAATTTGTCGAAAAGGCAGAAAAAGCCTTTAGCAATATCTATGTACGCTCTACAGTTTTACCTTTAGGTGACTTAGACCGTCTTGTTCCTGGTCTAAATGACTGGTTTACTACTGCTAAAGTACCTCAAGAAACAGTAGATGATATCCTCAATAAGGTTATCCGTGAGCAAGATTACACCTCTCGTTCTAAAATTATTATGGACGGAATGAAGGTTGCACAAAAAAACCTTGTTGATTTATACGGTAAAGGTGACCCTGAACTAGCAAAGGTACTAGACCAAGTACTTAAAGTTGCTGGTAAAGACCAGGCTATTGTTAAGCAGTACAACGTAGCAAAGTTGGCTACTGGTACTACACCTACAATGATGCTACATGATGGTTCTTTACTGCCCATGACTGGTGCTAACTATGCTCACCAGTTCTTAGATGATGTTATTCAGTTGCGTGATACCAAGCCAATTGTACAGGCTATCAATAAGTATAACCGTAACTCTGAACTATTTGGTAAGGCACGTGCAGCCAAAGTTGCTGCAGATGAGATTGGTGACTACTGGCGTACTGCTCAGTTGGCATTCCGTGTGTCTTACACTATGCGTAACATTGGTGAAATGCAACTTCGTCAGTTCTTCTCAGGACATGATAGCATCTTCAAGAACCCATTGAGTTACATTGCAATGGCTATGGCTAACCCTCAGGGTGGCTCTATGCAGAAGTTGGCTGCTCAGTATGCTAAGTACCAGAATGATATCTTTGGTACATCTTTCAAGGACCCTAAGGCTGATGCTCTATTTACAGAGGCAGTCGATGAGTACCTACAGTTTACAAAGCGTAGTATCTCTGCAGGAGACCCACGTACAGCATTTGTTGGCAAAATCTACGAAGTAGTAGATAGCATGCATCCTGATTACTATAGTGCTCTATCTGTGAGCCTAATGCGTTTTGCATCAGATGATTTGATGCCACTTGTAGCACGTGCTCGTACACCTGAACTACAAGAGTCTACACTTAAGTACCTTACACAGGATAAAGCAGGCCTAGAAATCCTTCAAAAGATTCAAAAGGGTGCACGTCTAAGTAAGGATGAAGGACGTGGAGTTACATCTGACTTTGATGTCATCCTGCTAAAGGATGTCTCTAAGCCGTTTAGCAAAGACAACATTAACGTTGACAACTTGCGTAACTACCTATTTGATGACCAATCAACTGCAAGTTACATGTATGCATTGAACGCTCTCACAGGTACTGGTGCTAAGTCTGACTATATTCGCTCACTTCTAGCAGGTGAAAGAGTAGTCTTTGGTTCAGGTGACAATGCAATTGCTATGTCAATTCCTTCATACAAGCGTATTGCAAATATCAATGATATGAAGACTTTGGATACACCTTTCAAGAACCAACTAGAGCGCTTCTTCCCTCGCGAAGAAATGACTAATGGTAGCGCACTTCTTGCATCATCTAAGCGTTTTGCCGATGCAGATGAAAAGCAACTTACTAAGGCAGTTGACTGGTTCTTCGACCTTAACACTAAGATTGAAAACGTTGTTAACTTTGGACCAGAATACCGTATGGCTTACTGGGACCACGTAGGTCGTTATGCAAACATGCTTGATACAGATGACCTTAAGAAGGCACTTAAGTTGTCTCGCGAAAGTCTTGATGGAATGAAGGTTGGTGGAAAGGCTCTTAAGAAGCACCCAACTATTAAGTTTATGGAAAAAGAACTTGCTCGCCGTGGTGATAACTACGTGCATGAAGCAGGTATCTCACTCCAGCAGTTAAACTCTATGTCTGCTAAGAACGCTTCTGCTTATACAAAGAATTTATTCTACGATGCATCTAAGCAACTACAGTCTGCACAGGCTCTACGTTTAGTATTTCCATTCATTCAAGCACAGTTTAACACCATTAGAAAATGGGGCGAACTGTTTGTAAAGAACCCTGCAAACTTCTACAAGTTGGGTCGTGCATACAACTCACTTACTAAAGAAGGAACTAGCGCCATCTATGACATCACTGGTGTCGAGTATGACGAAGGACAGGGCTTTATCTACGAAGATGAATTCGGTGAGAAGCGTTTCCGCTATCCAATTGCTGGTAGTTTCATTGGCGGATTGGCTGGTCAACTAATTGGCGTTGAGAATGGCTCTATGTCTAAGTTGGAAATCACAGCACCTGTACAGTCTCTTAACCTTGCATTTGGTAACGTGAACCCTGGTGTTCCTGGATTCGGTCCTGCTGCACAGTTTGCTTTCCAAGCAACTGGCAAGTCAGCAGCATTTGGTCCTGTATGGGAAACTATCCGTAGCGTTGTAATGCCTTTTGGTGAGTCACAAGATGCAATCGGTGGACTTGCCCCAGCATGGTTGCGTAAGACTTTCTACTATGCAATCAATGACCAGAAGACAGTTGAGCGTGGTATCAAAGACTGGGCATCATACCTAGCATCTACTGGCAAGTATGGAGAGAATCCACTTGCTGATGATACTGCCCGTAATCAACTATTTGATGACGCATCAAAGATGTCTCGTGGTGTAGGACTACTACAAGCACTATTCCAGAACATTGCACCTGCTACACCTTCTAGCGAAATCTTTACAAAGATTCCTACAAACAAGGGTAAGTTGGACTTTGCTAGCATGACAATGCTCTATAGCATGTGGGACCAGATTAGCAAGAAGCATCCTGGGGATTACA